TTTTAATTGTTTAGGTTTATCTATGTTCCAAGAGTATATTTCATAGTCAACATCTGGAGACATATGTTTATTTATTTCATCAAAAGCCCATACAGTATATACTGATTTTGGTGCTAGTATTAATACTCCGGTAATATTTTTATTAATTCTTAAAAGGCCTATATTATCTACAGCAACTTTTGTTTTGCCCGTACCCATTTCCATAAAAAAAGCGTATGTGGGTTTATCCCATGCTTTAATAAGGCAAGTTTTTTGGTGTTCGTATGGTTGTGTTTTAAAGTTAAACAAGTTCAACATAATGATTGACATACTATTTCATTTAAGTATAAAGTCAACTTATTAAAAAGGAGGTCATATTTATGAACCTAGAACAACTAACAAAGATAAATATAAAAACTAACGAAGTAACAGAAATATCAGAGGCTTGTAAAAAGCTAACTTCCCAAAATAAAACAGTCGAAGAAACAAAAGATCTTCTTAAAGAACAAGAAGAAGAAGCTAGACGTTTATCTGAAGAAGTGATACCTACTCTAATGCAACAAGCAGGAGTCTCATCAATAACACTTGATGATGGTACTTCGGTTCAAGTTTCACCTTACTACTATGCGAAGATCCCAGAGGCAAATAAAGACGAAGCCTTCCGATGGTTGCGTGAGAACAACCACGGGGATTTGATAAAAAATAATTTATCAGTTTCGTTTGGTAAGGGGGAAGATGCTGATGCAGTGAAATTAAAAGAATCACTGGAGAAGCAAGGTCTTGTCGTAGACCAAAAACAGGACGTTCATTGGCAAACTCTTCGAGGATTTGTAAAAGAGCAAATCGAGAAGAATAAAACTATACCATCTGAAACTTTTGGATTGTATATTGCTAACCGAACTAAAATAAAAACTAACACGTAACAACTAAGAGGTAAAAAATGGCACCAGAAAAAGCCAACGCAGTTGCAACAAAGGCAACAGCACAAGCACCTATGGTTTCTAATATGGAACAATTCGCAGGTGCAGGAGCGGAAAACATCACATCTAAAGATGTGTCACTTCCGTTCTTGAAAATACTTACTAATAATTCTCCTCACGTCACTCAAGGTGATGCGAAGTTTATTAGTGAGGCAAGACCAGGTATGGTTATAAACTCTGTTTTAAATAAGCTCTATGATGGGCAAACAGGATTTAAAGCTGTCCCTTGTTTCTTTAAATTCGAATATGTTGAATGGGCTGATAGGGGCACACAGAATTCTGTTGCACCTGTTAATTCATATCCTGCTGATTCGGATATAATGACTAAAACAACCAGGGGTGAAGATCGTAAAGATAGATTACCAAATGGTAATTATATCGAGCCAACTCACTATCATTATGTTTTAATGGTAGACGAGAATGATCAACCAACCGATACTGCTGTCATAGTTATGAAAGCTACTCAGGCTAAAAAGTCTAAAAAGTGGAATTCTATGATGCTTTCTCAAAGAAGGAAAGGTAGTAAAGGTATGTTCCAACCACCTACATGGTCTCAGATTTATACTCTAAGAACTGTGTTAGAAAAGAACTCTTTAGGTTCTTGGTTTGGATGGGAAGTTGACCATAACAAAGACATTCCTAATGATACACTAATGAATGCTGCTATGGCATTTTATGATACGTGTAAAAAAGGAAATGCCAAGGTTAATCTTACCGAGGAACAACAAGCACAAACTGGCACAGCACCATTTTAATGAGTTCACTAGATTTTTTTAGTAAACTTTTTGGTGGCTTAACGTCAGCATATGGTACTTACGAGCTCTCCGGAGCTCGTAGGTCTGATGGTAAAGCTGAAGGTAGAGCATTAACAAAAAAAGCAGATGTTACTTTAGAACTATTCCAAAAACATCTTAATGGTGAATTGTCTTTAGGTATTGTACCTATTATGAAAGACAATAACTGTAAGTGGGGTTGTATAGATGTTGATGAGTATGATGGATTCGACCCTCTTAATATAATACATAAAATTAGAAATTTAAAATTACCACTGTTTCCTTACAGATCTAAGTCTGGAGGATTACATATATTTTTACATATCAATGGTGTGGTACCAGCAACTGATATGATTGATAAATTAACTAAGTTAGCTAGTAGATTAGGTTTAGCTGATTGTGAAATATTTCCTAAACAAAGAACCATAAATGTAGAATTAGGTACGATAGGTAATTGGTTAAATCTTCCTTATCAAAATGCTGAGATGACTACAAGACATGCAATAGATGACACCGGCCAATCGATACCAATAGAAAAACTAGAAGAAGCAGTACAATCTTTTTTAGTAACACCAGAAGATTTTTACAAAATAGAATTAGAAGAACTGAATGACGAAGACAAAGAGTTTGCAGATTACCCGCCATGCGTACAAAATTTTGTTAAGAATGCAGTTAAGCCAGGTGATGGTAGAAATGAAGCACTATTTAATGTTGGTGTATGTATGCTTAAAAAACACGGTAAGGATGGTGCGTGGGAAGATGAATTAGGTGAAGTCAATAAGTCTTGGGGTGATGATAAGATAGATCCAAAAGAATTAAAAATAACTGTTATTAAAAGTTTAAGTGGAGACAAGGATTATAATTACAAATGTAGTTCTCCTATTGCTAAAAAATATTGTGATCAAGCTGCATGTGTGAAAAGAAAGTTAGGTATTGGTAAAAAAGATTATAATTTTCATGTAGATTCTTTTCAAAAGATAAGCACTAAACCACCTAAATATATTTTAACAATAGACAAAAAACCTGTAAGATTAACAGGTCAACAATTATGTCAGCAACAATTATTAAAAACAGAACTATTTGATTGTGATATTGTATGGAAGACAATGAAGACAGAAGAGTTTGGTTTATGGTTAAACTATCTTAAATCTATTCAAACTGCTGTAGAAGGTTATGACTTTACTGATGATGACAAAGATGAATTTGATTATCTATTTAGAAACTTTATAGATGATAGTCAGCTTGCTGATGATATTACACAAACACAAACTGATTATGTTTTTGAAGAGGAAGGTTATTTATTTTTTAGAGCAGAATTATTTAAAAAGTTTTTAAAGAAAGATGGTAACAACTTAAAACCTTTTGAAGTAAAAGAATTACTAATTGACAATGGAGCTGAGTACATAAGACAACACAAAGAATACAAAGGTCGATTGTGGAAGATACCTAAACGAATAAAAATTGATGTTAAAGAACGTAACGTCAGTTTCAACCAACAGAGCGCACCTTTTGACCCAGATTCACAATAAAACATTCAAGATATTTGGTCCTCCAGGTACAGGTAAGACTACTAGATTAATAAAGATAGTAGAGAAACATTTAAGGTTAGGAGTGTTACCACATGAAATGGTTTATGTGTCCTTTACTAACAAAGCAATAGACGAAGCTGTGGATAGAGTCTTAAAAAAATTTAAACAATACAATGAAGATGACTTTAATAACTTTAGAACAATACATTCATTTTGTAAAAAAGAATTATCTTCATTACCTGTGTTAGATCCTAGAGTAGATATGTTAAAGTTTCATACTGATTGGGGCACTATAAGTGCAAATTTTTCTGAAGAAGATGCTAATCACAAAGTATTTAATAACTGGTCATTAAGAGTTTACGATAAAGCTAGAAATATGTTGGTAGATCCAATTTCCTTATACAAAGCAGAACCATTAAAAAAAGTTAGGCTACAGCAATTTACTGACATTGTTAGAAACTATATTAAATTTAAAAAAGATAATAAAATGGATTTTACTGACATGGTTGAGAAGTATGTAAAAGAAGTTAATCCACCATCTTATAAGGTATTTATAGTAGATGAAGCTCAAGATCTAACTCCTTTACAATGGCAATTTGTAGATAAGGTTGCAGCTCAAGCAAATAGAATTTATTTAGCTGGAGATGATGACCAAGCAATATATGAATGGAACGGAGCTAGAGTAAGAAGTTTTTTAGATTTTCCAGGTAAGGTATTTATATTAAACAAGTCTTATAGATTAAATGAAACAATACTTAACTTCTCTAAAGAGATATTAAAATTTATACCTGAAAGACAACAAAAAGAATTTACCTCAACTAATAAATCACAGGGTTTTATAAAAACTTATAGTAGATTTAACGAGGTTCCTTTTGATTCATTAGAAGGAACTTGGTTTGTATTAGGCAGAGTTGGTGATAATGTCGATGAGCTTAAAGAATATGCTAGGCAAAAAGGCTTATATTTCCAAGATATGCGAGGTAATAAATCGTTCAATATAAACAAATGGAACGCTATAAATCATTGGTTGGCCTTACAAAAAGGTGAGAGCATAACTAAAGAACAGGTAGGTGTTTTGTATGATTTTATTGATCAAATTAAAAAAGGATGGAGAAAAGTTGACAACAAAGCCTGGTCAGATATTCATCCTAACCAACCGTTAGATCTAGAGTTCTTAAAAAAGAATTGTGGTTTAGAGACTACTGAAAGTGATTGGTGGAAAGTCTTAAACAGAAAATTTACTGTGCGAGACTTGGATTATTTTGAAAGTATGTTAAAAAGAAACATTCAATTTAACGAAAAAGCAAAAATAATAATTGACACAATCCACTCAGTAAAAGGTGGGGAGGCAGACAACGTACTAATATATGAAAAAGCTAATTGGCCATCTAATTTTTCAACCAAAAACTTCAAAGACAAGATGGCTGAAGCGAGGGTTTGGTATACTGGTATTACACGGTCTAAGACATCCCTACATATACTCTCTACTAACCATACATATTTTTTTCCTTTGGGGCGTCTTGCATCTAATTTCAACAGGAGAACTATAAATGAGTAATAAAGATATGTTTGATGAAACTTTTCCTCAAGATAAGCAAATAGGAGGATCCCATTATCAAAAATTTGTTATCCAACCATGGACTTTTATCAGAAGAAATGCCTTGAATCCTTTTCAAGCAAATGTAATAAAGTATGTCTGTAGATATTTAACAAAAGGTAAGACAATCGAAGACATAAAT